GCCGCGGTATCCGTGTCGCTCTGTCGGACCAGAAGTATTGGACCGAAGACCAGATCGGCATCAAGGGCACCGAGCGCTTCGACATCAACGTCCACGATCTCGGCTCGACCACCAAGAAATCGCCGTTCGCGGTTCTGGTCGGTAACGGCTGATATACCGTCAACACTTGAGATAACGCCCCGTTCGCGGGGCGTTTTTCTTTCTATCTGAAGGAGACACAACCATGATGCCTTTGCAGAATGTGAAGACCGTTTCGGTCATCAAGCCGCAATCGGTGGCGACCAATGCCACCGCGACCGGCGTTATCGATCGCCTGGGTTATGACGAGGTGGCCATCAACGTCCATCTCGACACGGCCGCGGCGACGTCCAGCAACCCGGCTGTCCTGAAGGTGGGCGAGGGTGATACCTCGACCGCGTTCACCGACATCACGGCTCTGGTCGGCGATGGCGAGGGCGGGTTCACGGTTCCGGCGGCTGATACGTCGGCACCGCAGATCATCCGCCTGAACCTCGATGCCCGCGCCCGCAAGCGTTACCTGCTGGTCACCCTGACCTCGGCGGGTGCCGCGCAGCTGGCCTCGGTCACGGCCGACCTCAACAAGGCGGACGACACGACGGTCGCGCGCGCCGGTATGGCTCTGGTGGCAAACGCCTGATGCCATTCGACGCCGTCTCCGATGATGTGGAAGTACGGCTTAACCTGGGGGCGGGCGCGAATCCCGTCCCCGGGTTCCTTTCTGTCGACCGCAAGGATGGCGGGGAGGTCTATCCTCTCGACGTCCCGGACGGGTCGGTCGATGAGATCCGTGCGTCCCATGTGCTCGAACACTTTTCACACCTTGAAGTCGCCGCGGTATTCAACCACTGGGTTTCCAAGCTCAAGCCAGGCGGCCTGATCAAGATCGCCGTCCCGGACTTCGAGAAGATCGCCCGTGATTACCTGAACGGCAAGAATTTCCCCATCGAGGAATACCTCTTCGGCGGCCATATTGATGAGAACGACCACCACGGCGTGGCGTTCGACAAGGAACTGCTCACCGAACTGTTCCTGAATGCCGGACTGACCCGGCTGCATACCTGGACGTCCGAGATCGAGGACTGCGCGAGCATCCCGCATTCCCTGAATCTGGCCGGCTACAAGCCGCTTTCGGACCTCCAGGTCTGCAAGAACACGACCGCGATACTGTCCGCGCCCAGATATGGGCCGGTGCTGCACTTCCGGCTGGCCATGCGCGCCTTCCAGCGTGCCGGGGTGCCGTATCAGCCTGCCGGCGGCGCCTACTGGCATCAGATCCTGTCCGAGCTGATGGAAGAGCATATCGCCAACGAGGCGTGCAAGTACGTCATCACCTGCGATTACGACACCGTCTTCCGCTATGAGGACGTCCTCGACCTGTACCGGCTAATGGAGGCGAACCCTGACGTGGACGCCATCTTCCCGCTGCAGATGAAGCGCGGGAACGACAGCGTGGCGCTCTTCGGTCTTGAGGACGCCAAGGGAAAGCCCATGACCGAGATCCCGCTGTACCATCTCGGCCGGAACATCCTGCCGGCCAAGGCCGGACACTTCGGCCTGACCATATTCCGGAGCGATGCCCTACGTGACATGCCGCGGCCCTGGATGCTGCCTGAGCCGAGCGAGGAGGGCCGCTGGGGCGAGGGGAAGGTCGACGCTGACATCGACTTCTGGCGGCGATTCAAGGCGGAGGGAAAGAAGGCCTGCCTGGCGCCGCGGGTGGTGGTCGGTCACCTGCAGGAACTCGTGACCTGGCCGGACCAGATGCTGAAACCGATTTACCAGACCGTCCCGGATTTCGACGCTTCGGGCATGCCAGAGGAGGCAAGGAGATGAGAGTAAACAGTCAGAAGCCTGGGCGCATCCGTCACCGCGGACTCTCGGGGCCGAAAACGCTGCGCCTGAAGCGGCCGTGGCGCAACTTCCGCAAGGGCGATGAGATCCGCCCGCCGGCGGCCATGGCAAAGATCCTGGTCGACGAGGACATCGCCGAGGAGGTCGCCAAGGCCGAAGCCGAGACGACCGTGAAGAAGCGCGGCCGCAAGCCGAAGGCCGAAGCCGAGACGACCGGGGACGCCGATGCCGAGTCTGATCAGGACGAGTGATCCGCTCCCCGAGGAGCCGGTGCTTCTCGAGGAGATCAAGGAGCACCTGAACGTCACCTCGAATGACGACGACAATAAGATCGACGGTCTGATCACCGCCGCGCGCCTCTACATGGAGGAAACGCTCGGCATCACGTTTATGGAGCAGGGATTCACCCTGGTCTATGACCATGCTGAGTTGAAGCCGCTGATCGGCCGGTACTGGGCGCCGCCGGTTGACCGGGCGCTTTACCTGCCGCGGCCGCCGCTCCTGACGGTCGATGAGGTCTCCTATGTCGACCAGGACGGTGTGAGCCAGACGTGGGACGACGCGCTCTATGAAGTCGACGCGAGCAATGTCCCTGGCCGCCTGTACCCGGCCTACAACGAGTGCTGGCCGGACATGCGCTGCCAGCCGCAGGCGCTGACCATCGAGTACACCGCCGGCCACGAGAACCCCGAGGATATCCCCAAGACCTGGATTCAGGCGCTGAAGCTCCTGATCACCCACTGGTACGAGAATCCGTCCATGACCTCGGAAGTCGACATCAAGTACACGCCGATGGCCTTCCAGTCCCTGGCGCACGCGATCTCGCCGCCCAGGATCGGCTGATGAAGCGCCTTGAGGCCAGACGGCTGAAGCATTCCGTGATCCTCCAGCGGCCGACGGTCACGCGGGATTCCGTGGGCGGGCTGTCGACCTCATGGGAGTCCGTGGCCGAGGTCCGGGCCGAGGTACTGCCGATCTCGACCCGTGAGCGTTTGCTGGCGGCTCAGGCAAAGAGCGAGATCACCCACCGGATCACGGTTCGGTACGACTCGCGCCTGGCCGGCATGGACGGGTCGTGGCGGGTGAAGTTCGGCACGCGCATCTTCTCGATCGACGGGACGCCCCGAAACATCGATGAGGCGAATCAGTATTTCGAGATCGTCGCCATTGAGGGCCTGAAGCAGGTATGAGTCTCCAGTCCGAATTGATGACAGCGCTGGCGGCCGTGGCCGGTGGACAGATCTACCCGCAGATGGCGCCGGCGGAGATCGAACCACCGTTTGTCGTTTATCGCATCCTTGCAAAGGAGCCGCTGGGATTGCTCAGCGGTGGTGCCGCCAGCGTCCGCTATTCAATCGCCTTCGAATGCTACGGCACGAGTTATCAGGAAGCGCTGACCACCGCGGCGGCAGTGTCGGCAGCAATCGACGCATCAGATCTGACAACCTTCCATGAAGCGTCCCCTGGCGAGGATTACATCTTCGATGCGGACGAATTCATGGAGCCAGTTTTTGTGGGCATCTGGCATGAGTAGCGGAATCTACCAGATTAAGAACATTAAGAATGGGTCATCATACATTGGTAGTGCAGCGAACCTAAATAATAGATGGAGTGTACATAAACATAGCCTTAGAAGAAATACCCATCATTCAAAGTACCTGCAAAGATCATGGAATAAATATGGAGAAGAATCTTTCAGATTTAATGTATTGATGATATGCGAAAGAAAGGATCTTATATTTTACGAACAGAGAGCAATAAATGTTTTCAAACCTAAATACAACCTGAGCAGAATAGCTGGATCCACATTAGGAGTTAGTATCTCAAAGGAAACAAGGGAGAAAATTTCAAAATCATTAACCGGAAGGCGAGCAACCGCCGAGCACAGACAAATGTTGTCTGACTTGAGGAAAGGAAAGAAAAAGCCTGATGGTTTTGGAGCAAAAGTCACGGAGCGACTGAAAATATTCTGGAGCAGCGAGAAAGGAATAAAGCGTAAAGAAATGATGGCAATAGCAAATAAGAACAGAATATACACGGAAGAGATTAGAAATAAGATGTCCGCTTCCGCTAAAGCAAGAACGCAGAATCCAGAATTCAAGCGAATCATCGCTGAGTCAAACCGTAGACGAGCCAAGAATCGTATATAAATTTCGTAGTTTGGCCCGCTCGTGAGAGCGGTTTTTACCGTCGTGATGACGGCAATGTCCCGGCCCCCAGCAATGGGGGCCAAGATGGAGGAAAGTGAAAATGGCTGCACGTATTGGTACCAACATGAGCGTTGCCGTGGAGAGCACCCTGGGCTCTCCGAAAACCGTCACCGTACTCACGAAAGCAAGCCCCGGCGTCGCCACCTCGACGAGCCATGGACTTTCGAATGGAGACGTTGTCAAGTTCGCGGTTTCCGCCGGAATGGTCGAGCTGAACGGCCAGGTCGTGCGGGTGGCGAATGTGACGACCGATACCTTCGAACTGGAAGGCCTCGACACCACCGACTATTCCACCTGGTCTGCCGGCACCGCCACCGAGATCACCGCGTTCGCCACCATCGCCGGCGCGCAGTCGGTCTCCATGCCGAACCCCTCGCCGAACAAGATCGAGACCACCGTGCTGACCGACAAGCAGAAGCAGTATGCCTACGGTCTGCCGGATGCGCCTGACGGCACCATCAATGGCCTGTACGACCCCACCGATGCGGCCATCGTCCTGATCAAGGCCGCCTCCAAGGCCAACGAGGCGCTCGGCTTCAAGATCTCATGGGCGGCGGGTCAGGTGACGTATTTCAACGCCAATGTTTCCTATGGTTCCGGCTTCGACCTTCAGCAGAACCAGGCGGCCACCTCGGTTATTCCGTTCACGCCGGTACGCGATGTCATGGATTACGCCAGCTGATGCACGAGATCACACGACGTCTGCGCAAGGCCAGAGAAGCCAGCAAGGTCATCGGCCGGATCAAGTTCACGGTTCGGCGTCCCACGGTCATCGAGGCTGCACGGTACAGCACCAAGGAGATCTACGAGTGGGTGCGCATCTTCGTCACCGGCTGGTCGCGGGAGGATGGGTCGCCGATTCAGGGAATCGACATTGGCGGTGACACCACCGACCCGGTTCCGTTCGATCAGGAACTCTGGGAGGAATGGCTGTCGGATAACCCGTTCTGCTGGGAGCCGCTGTATCAGTTCATTCTCGACCAGTTCACCGCCTACTCGAAGACCATCGAGGACTCCGCAAAAAACTGACCATCTGGCTGGAGGCGCGCGACCTCGGCCTCCCGAGCCAGTCAGTCTGCCCGGATCCCATCGCGGTCGAGATCTGGAACGAGATGGAGGGCGCAATCAACTGGGCGGCGCTGCCTCTCCTGATCGAGATATACGGGGTCGAGGACATCGAGGCTTTGCACAGGAGCCTGAGAACCATTCGTGATCACCTGAAGCGGAAAAATGGCAACGCAACTTGAGGGCGATTTCAAGGAACTGTACGCGCGCCTCGGGAATCTGAGCGCTCGCCTTCAGGTCAAGGCCATGCGCGGCGCGGTCAGGCGTGCGGCGCGGCAGACATTGAACAAGATGCGCTCGGCCGCTCCGCAGGGCTCTGTGGCGCACCGGACATACCGCCGCCGCCTGGTATCCCCCGGCTTCCTTCGTCGCAGCCTGCGGATTGTAACCAAGGTGGACGCCGGTGCCGGCCGGGTCTCGGCCATTCTCGGCGTGCGGAAGGAGGCCTACTACGGACCCCAGTTCTACGACCAGGGACCCTACACGATCACGCAGCGCAAGTATCGGATGGCGGGCAAGCGTCGGCGCACGGTGCGCGCCATCAAGCCGTACACGCTGCCCAAACGGCCATGGTTCGAATCCACGTTCCTGGCGGACAAACAAGTGATGGAGAACAACTTCGTGCAATTCGTTCGTCAGGAAATTGACAAGGCGGTGAAACGTGGCCGTTGATCTCGCGCGCCTTGTTCTGCGGCTTGAGGCTGAAAATGCCAAGCTGACCTCAACGCTTGAGACGACAACAAGGCGTCTGCAAGGTTTCCAGCGCAGCACCCAGTCGATCACCTCGTCCATCAAGAATGCCCTGCTCGGGCTTGGCGTCGGCTTCTCCGTCGTCGGCATCATCCGATCCCTGAAGTCGGTCGTCGACCAGGCCGATGAAATGGGCAAGCTCGCGCAGTCAACCGGAGTCGCGGTTGAAAACCTGTCCGCGCTGTCCTATGCCGCCGACCTGTCAGGCGTTTCCTCTGAGAAGCTCGGCACAGCTCTCGGCCGCCTGTCGGTCAATGTCTCCGACGTCCTGCGCGGCATTGGCGAGAGCAAGGAAGCCTTCGCCGCTCTCGGCCTCTCCGCCGACCAGCTGCGCGGCAAGACGCCTGACCAGATCCTGAAACGTATCGCCGACCAGTTCTCGACCTTCGAAGATGGCGCGAACAAGACCGCCATCGCAATTCGCATCTTTGGCCGCGCCGGTGCTGAACTGATCCCGCTACTCAATCAGGGCTCGCAGGGAATCGCCCGGATGGAATCCGAGGCACGGTCGCTCGGCGTCGTCATTGATAGCGACATGGCGAAGTCGGCCGAGCGCTTCAATGACCAGATGAATGCGCTTGGCAAGTCCTTCACCGGCTTCAAGATCGCCATCGCCGAGACCGTCCTGCCTTCCCTCAATGCCTTCTCGGCCGCCATGCTTCAGGCGGTCAAGGACGCCTCCGGGTTCCGTGGATTCATGGAGAACTGGAAGGCGCAGGGCTCCGGCGGCCCGTTCGCCGACCCGAAGGCGGTGTTCAATATTGTCGCTCTGCAGGACCAGCTCAAGTTCCTGCAGAATGAATATGAGAAGACCCAGGCGAAACTGAAGGAAGGCTTCTCGATCAGCGACACCGGCGAGATCAATATCCCGGCCGCCAATGAACTGTACCTCGATACCCTGGAGAAGCAGATCGCCTCGGTCTCGGGCCGCATACGCGACCTGCAGGGGCTACAGACCCCGATCAGCAGTGTCGGCAAGGAACTGCTCAAGCTCAACAACTACTGGCAGCTCGGCGCAAAGAGCACCGCGGAATACATCAAGGACGTGCAGAAGGCCGCCGGCGTCAAGATCGAAGCACCCGAGATCAAGCCGCCGCCCAAGCTCACGGACGCCGAGAAGGATCTGCAGCGCCTGTCCGAGGAAATCACCCGCCAGAACGACCTGTGGCAGCGCGGCATCACCAGCGTCGAGGATTACAAGAACGCCATCCGTGGCGCAGCCGACCTGCCGAAGAACATCCCTGGCGTTGACGCCATTAAGCCGGTTGACACCAGCGGCCAGGTCGGCGCTGAACTGTCAGGCTTGGCTGATCTGTTGAAATCCCGAGAGGAAATCGAGACCGAGGCCTTCGAGCGCCGCAAGAAGCTGGTCGAACAGAACCTCGAAGACGAAGACGCCCAGCGCCGCGTCACCGAGCAGCTGGAGCGCGTCCACGCCTTCAACATGCTTGAGATCGAGCGGGACAAAAACCAGCAGATCATCGCCATGCGCGAGAACGTCCTGGGTCTGTCCGTTGAGCTGCTGTCCAATCTCGGAGTCCGCAGCAAGGCCTTTGCCATCGCCGCCATCGCGCTGGAGAAGGCCTACGCCATCAAGAAGATCCTCGTCGAGAGCCAGGTCGCCTCCATGGCTGCGCTCACGCCGCCGCCGATTGGCCTGGGGCCGGTGGCCGGTCAGGCGTTGTCCGCCAAAATTCTGGCCGCTGGCAAACTCTCCGCTGGAATCGTTGGCGCCATTGGCCTGACACAGATCGCCAATACCGCCAGCGGGAACAATGGCGCATCGGCCGGGCAGGGGACCGGAGGCGCATTCGCCTCGCCTACGGCCTCCCCGGTCAGTGCACCGAGGCCGCAGACCATCCTGCAGGTCTACATCCAGGGCAATGTCCTGACCGATGAGTTCGTGCGCAAGGATATCGTCCCCGTGCTGCGTCAGGCGGTCGACAAGGAGGACGTCATTCTGATCTCGTCGAATTCCCGTCAGGCGCGCGAGATCACCGGATGAACTTCACCTACATCGCCAAGCGCCGGATCCAGGACAGCCACGACGAGGACACGGCCTATGCCATTGATATCGGGGCGACCACTCTGAACGTCAGCCGAACACCGGTGAAGAATAGCGTCCAGGCGAAGGACGGCACACGGGAGACCCTGCACGACCGCACCGACGTCTTCTGGGAGGTCACGACCGGAGTTGTGACCGAAGACGACCTGCCGGCATGGGAGGAATTCCTGTCCTCCGTCGAAGCCAATGAGGAATTCCTGTTCGATCCGTATGGTACCTCTGCCAACCCGGACGACCCGAGAACGGTCGAGATGGTGGATGGCTACTACGCCCCGCAGCGCCTCGACCGACAGCTGTTCCGTTTCAGTTTCCGCCTGAGAGAGGTTTGATATGCACAGAGTCCGCGACCTATCCCTTGCCGAGCGCGCGAAGTGGGGAATCTGCCCCGTTTGCGACGCCCAGGACGAACAGCCCTGCGATACCACGGACCATGCCGACGACGTCCTGATGCTGGATGGGAATATCCCGGTACATGAGATCCGGCTGCGCAAGGCGCCGCTCAAGGTACGCACAATCAAAGCCTGAACCGTGCGCTCCTATAACGCCAACTTCGTCGCGCAAGCCAATGCCGTCACGAAGTCCCCCCGCTATGTCGCTGTCCTGTCATTCGATGAGGAGAACACCGACCTCGTCTATCTGACCTCCCATGCCGATGCCGCCCTGCCGGATGGCGTTACGTCGATCAAGCGCGTCATCGAGACCATTTCCGGCACCTCCCAGTCGATCAACCCGATTCAGGCCCGCGCCACCATTGGCGTATCCACGCTGACAGTCGTTGACCGCGGCGAGGCGTTGACCGACCTGATCAACGACAAGCTCGGGTCGGACAAGGGCCTGCGCAAGAAGCGCCTGCGCATCTACATGGGCCACGAGGACGAGGCCTGGACGGAATACGAACTCGTCCAGACCCAGATCGTCGATCAGATCTCGTTCAGCGAGGACGGGAAATACACGATCCAGTGCGCGGATATCCAGCGTTCCGCGCGCGAGGACATCTTCGACCTGCGCAAGACCACGCTCACGGCCACCCTATCAGCCACCGCGACGACCCTGAGCGTGGCCTCGACAGAGGACTTCGAAGGTCTGGAACACGGTCTCAGCTTCTCGGACGCCCCACCCTACAGCACCGGGACCGTCCAGGCGACCAGTGGCTCCGCCGCGGTGGTTGGCTCTGGCACGTCCTGGCTCTCGAAGACACTCGAAGGCGGGCGGATCAACATCGCCGGGGTCGACTACCTGATCAGCAGCATCACCGACAATACCCACTTGACGCTCTCGACCAACTATGCCGGCTCAAGCGGATCCGGGAAGGCGTACACGATCTACCCCCGCGTCGGATATATCCGCATCGATGATGAGGTCATGCGCTATCCGATCTCGGAAGCCACCTCGACCTCGTTCACCAAATGCGCCCGCGGCGTCCTCGGCACCAAGGCCGTCATCCATGAGGTCGACGATAACGCCGCCGACGACCGCCAGCCCGAGATCGAGGAATTCGTCTACCTGGAAATGCCGGGGCCAAAACTCGCGCTCGCCATCCTGACCGGGAGCCTCTACGGCCAGACCGGCGCCACCCTGCCGGATAATTGGCACCTTGGCATCGATGCCGGATACATCGCCACCAGCGACTTCGTCAACATCGGCGACGACTGGTGGGATCCCGACGACGACCGCCTGGGCCGGATCCTGCGCTTCGCCGGCGAGGAAAAGATCGACGGCAAGCAGTTCTACGAGACCCAGATCAACCTGATCCTCGGCGCGTTCAATCCTGTCTATCGCGACGGCTCGCTGGGATTCAAGCGCATGACCATCGTGCTGTCGGACGCCTCCCCGGTGGCGGTGCTTGATGCGTCCAACATCGAGACCGTCTCCGAGCTCACGCACGACATGCAGGACGTCCACAACCAGCTCATCGTCAAGTGGAACTATGACTTCCTGGAAGACAAGACGACCCGAAAGAATCTGCTCACCGATGCGCGCTCAATTACCCGGCATGGCCTGGCCACGCCCCGAGAGGTCGAGGCGCGCGGCCTGCACGGCTCACGCCACACCCAGGACACGCTGTTCGAGATGTTCGACAGCCTCCGCTCACGCCACGCCGGACCTCCTCAGAAACTGAGCGTCACCTGTCTGCCGAGGTATAACTTCCTCGAGGTCGGCGACTGCGTCCTGGTCAACTATTCCAATATCCGGGACTTCGCCGGGGATTCCACCGGCCTGTATCGGACCTTCGAGATCCAGAACATCCAGGTCGACTGGAGTTCCGGCCGCGTCAGCTTCGAACTGTTCGGATCCGCGGAAGCCGCCGGCGCCATTGCGGGAACGGACGTCGGCGCGACCCTCGACACCTCGATCTATAC